ATTATTTAGATTATAATTTAATTGTTAATAGAAAGCACAAGACTAAAGAAGAAACAAAAATATCAAATATTGATAATCTTTACTACAATTCTTCAAGAACATTATATTCTTCTAAAGGCAAAAGCGTATCTAGATACGACTGGTTAAATGGAACTGGTAATAAAGTAATCGATGATATTGAATTTTGGAAAGAAGCAGATAATTTTTATATTTTTAAGTTGACTTGATCTATAATCCATAGTATCATTACTAAATGAGCCCTAAAATTAAATCAGAAGAAAATACAGTTTCAATTGGCAGTTCAGAGTTATTCAATGTTGTGAATAAAGGATTAGATATTCAAATTGAAAATACTCCAACCCCAACATCTCAAGTCACTCCTCCAAAACTAGTGACTAGAAATCAATATGGTCTTATTGAAGATCAAACCTTGAACTATGTATTTAATGATGATGGAACTATTAATTGGCGTAAAATGGTTAAAATCGAACATCTAGTCCCCAATAGACAAAAGACTCAAGAAACAGATGTTTCAAAACTTCAAGATAAAGATTTACTAATTCTTTTGGGTGGGATTAAAGAACTTGCTCAAATTCGCGGATACACAAGCGTTGAATATAAAGTAGTAGCAGCTTCTGAAACCTATTTTGCAACAAGCTGTAAGATTACTTGGCTACCAAATTATGAAACTGGTGGAAAAGAAGTAGTTTTTGAATCTCTTGCCGATGCTACAGTAAATAATACAAAGAGTTTCGCCAGATTCTTTTTAGCTGCAATCGCCGAGAATAGAGCGTTTGTGCGCTGTGTTCGTAATTTCTTAAAGATCAATATTGTCTCTCAAGAGGAATTAGGTGACGCAAAACTTCTTGATGATTCTTCTTCTGTAAATGAAAATCCGACCTCTCCTCAATCACTACTTGAAAAAGTTATGAAAGAAAAGAACGTTAATTTTGAAACCCTGAAGAAAAGATTAATCAAAGATAAATTTGATAACGCAGAAAATTTAAACTCTATCTCAGATATACCTAAAGTTAAGTTATTCGAACTGATAGATAGAATTAAAAAAATTAAAGATTAATAATCTTTGTACTTTACTAATTGGTTTCTAACAAAGTAAAGATTAATAAAAAATCCACAAAAAGCACTTAATAAATTGCTAAAATAAGAATAAGTTAATAAATCAAAAGGATTAACGAAAAAACTAATAGCTAAGGATATCCAAAAGCTAGAGCATTCATGACAAAGCAAGGGCTTGTGAATATAAGGGATCTTAGCTATAAAATTTCTAAAAGGTCTAGCAATTTCAGTATCGCTCCAAGCATAAGTTACTCCCAAGCAAACAAACAAATACGCTAAGAATTGATAAAACATTTAAATAAAATAAACAACTAATTTATCTTCTTTTTCAACTACAGAAAATGATTTAAAACTAATCTTTTCTTCACTTAATTTCTTAGCAAGATTTTTCCAATCTTCTTCTGTTTTACCAATTTCAAATATTCTTCCGCTACTATTTCTAAACATATTTTGTTGCATCATTTGCATATGGTTCTCGATTGGGTTAATTGGTATTTGTGTTTTTTTAATTTCTTCTGTTAATTTCTTAACCTCTTCATTATTGATAAGATTATTGAAATAATCTTGTTCAGTAGTGATTTTCCCTTGAAGATGAGCTTTTACTCTACCTTTACAAGAGCAATTTGGATTATTTCTAGAACTAGTAAGATCAGCTAAAATTTCTGGAAATTTATCCTTTAAAGAATTAAACAATGTATCATTCTTAATGAAAGTACTAAAAAATACTGGAGAATTAAGCAATTCTTGAAATGTCATATTATTATTATAATTAATACAATGATATATTTCAATTAATTTTATACGCCACTTAAGATAAAGGTTTGTAAGGTAATATTTAATTTAGCATCATCAGAAACACTATAATTTAACTGAGTTTCATTTGTTATTAAATTAGATAGATTAAATGATAACAATGATTGATTGGTATTATATTTTCTAAAAGAAAGATTTAAGTTTCTTTGAGATATTCCTGTTAATATATTTGTGACTTTTTCTTGAGTATAATTACTTGCAGAAAATGAAAAATTCAAAGATATAGAAATAGGATACTTTATAACTACATTTGTTGGTAAATAATTACCAATAGTATAAACTCCTTCTCTTGGAATATCTATGTTTATATTAAAAGAATCTAATCTATTATTATTTGCTTCTGTTAAATTTAAATCCACATAACAATTATCACCAATATCGAAATTATTTAACGTTTTTGGTTGATAATTAAATGTCCCATTTGTATTACCTAATTCACCCAGTATAAGACTTTTAACATTAACTTGAGGATAGTCATTTAATTTATAATTTAAAGAATAATTTGTTAAATAACCGCTAGAAAAAGTAAAAAAATTATTACCATATTCTATTTTACCGCTAAACGAACTAGAGCCAGTATAGTTAATAAACCGATCATTAGAACTCAATAAATAGCTTAAGTCAATATTAGCTATAACTGGTTTAGAAACAAAGTAATTTAAGTTAGAGTCATCAATAGCCAAAGAAGTATTTATATTATTATCATAACTAATTCCTAAATTTTGAACCCCACTTACTAAAGAATCATTTAGATAAAAGTTCTGATTTTCTATAGTATATACATTAAACATTAACTATAATTACACTACTTTTAAGTGTAAAATATAGGAGGTAAAAGGTATATGGCAAGTATTTACGATACAGTTCCAGCTTGGAGCGGGAGTACTACTTATAATAAGTATAGTATAGCGCTAGGTAGCGACGGTAGATATTATTATTCTGTAATCGATTCTAACATTGGAAATAATCCAATTACGCCTTCTAATTTAGGAGTGTCTTGGGATGGATATGTTTCTTTAAATGGAACTCTCGTGCCTGATTTTTGGTGGAAACCATCATACAATGCTAAAATAAATTTAAAACCAAGAATTAAAATCAATAGATTTGGGAATGGATACGAACAAAGAGTAAATGATGGAATAAATAATAATTTAATAGAATTAACTTTAAATTTCGATAATAGAAGTGAAATAGAAGCGGTATCTATTTTGCATTTCTTAAACGCAAGAAATGCTCAACAAGCTTTTATTTATAATCTTCCAACTATATACGCTAAATCAAATACTAATTTAAATACAGAATTTGTTTGTCCAGAATGGTCTCCAACTTATATATCTTATAATAATTACTCTATAGAAGCTACATTCATAGAAGTACCAGCATAAAATTATGCCTACATCATCTGAAGTTTATAATTTAATAGTAAGCGGTAATCAATCCTTAAATACTGAAATAAGTTCTTTAACTCCATCCACACAAGTTATTTTATACGAAATTGATTTGTCAGAAATTGCTCCAACAATGATCAATTACAATTACGATGGACAACAACCAATTAATAATGGTATTTTTAGAGTTTATAATGATTACAATGTATTTAATATTGTAGATAATCCATATGGAACAATAAAATGGCAAAATAATTTCTATTATCCATTTCCAATTTTTGCTGAAGGATTTGAATATTCTTCTGCAGGAACATTACCAACTCCAAAAATTTCAATATCTAATCTTTCTCCAGATAATTCTTCTAATTCCTTTTATAGATATATTAGAATGCAAATGCAAAGTTTAGGAGACATCGTTGGTGCAAAATTTACTAGAATCAAAACATTCTTAAAATATCTAGATGGCGCAAATTTTTCTGGTAGATATAATCCATATAATCCAAATACTGGTTTATATGAAGTAGAATTACCAAGAGATATTTATTATATAGATAGAAAAACCCTAGAAAGTAACAATGTAATTGAGTATCAATTAAATACAATTCTTGATATAGAAAATTTAACTCTTCCAGCTAGAACAATTTATGCCAAAAAATGTCCATTTCAATATAGAGGAGAAGGATGTATTTATGAATACGATAGTAGATTAACTTATTTGCATAGTGGAATTTACGCTAATACAGTTAATTCTCCTATTAGTGTTCAAGGTCTTTTGAGAGCTCCTCCTGTAGCTACAGATAATGATCAATTATTTGTTGGAGGAGTTTTTGCTACTGGAATAGCTGGAACATCTACAAATACTGCTATATTTAGATTAACTGGTACTCTTGGCAATTCTGGAGTATGGTTAGAAAGTGCAAATTATGTTTCTGGTGATTTTGTTTATCTTCAAAATAGAGGGTTAAAATTTTATTATGTTTGTATAAATAATAATACTGCAGATCAATTTAATGCTCCTCCTAATACAACTTATTGGGCATCAGATTCTTGCTCTAAAAGTTTAAATGCATGTAGATTAAGATGGTTGAAAAATCCAGCTTTTAGACCTGTCATTTGGCCAACTAACAGAGGTGGAGAAACTTTTGATGAAACTAGAAGAAGAATAGAAGGCATAGTTGCTAGCGGAGCAAGATCTCTTTGGGTAACAGGAATTAATGGTTCTCCAGTTTATTTTCCAAGAAGACCTGGATGCGAAGATCCTTCTTCACCACGAGCCCATGGAATTCCAAAAGACAAAGATGGAAATTATCTAAACGGTTTTCTTCCGTTTGGTGGTTTTCCAGGCACAAATAAACCCCAACAAAATTAAAATGATTGATAAAAAATTAAAAAACTTTATCCGCAATCAATCTTTAAAAGATTATCCAAATGAAGCTTGTGGATTTATAGTAGAAAATAATAAGAATTTTGAATGTATTCCATGCGAAAATATTTCAGATAATCCTAAAGAGCATTTTAAAATTTCTTCTAAAAGATTTTTAGAAATTAAAAAAAATTATAATATATTTTATATTTATCATAGTCATACGAACGATAATGAAAATTTTAGTGAAACAGATACAAATTGCTCTGATAATCTCAACTTACCAATTATATTATATAGTATAAAAAATGATATTATTAAAGTATATGAACCAGTTAATACTAAAAAAGAATATATCGGAAGATTTTATGAACATGGAAAGTATGACTGTTTTAAATTGATAGAAGAATTTTATAAAAAAGAAAAATCTATAGAACTTAAATATAATCAAGAATTTTATTCAAAATCATTGCAACAAATGGATATTAAAAGTGAAGTTTATAAATTATATACAAATAATAATTTTGAACTTATAGATCATAAAAACCCTTTGGAATTGCATGATATACTACTAATCGATGCTTTTGGAGAAAATAAACCAAAACATTTCGCCCTTTATCTTGGAAATGACAAGATATTACATCAACCGATGTTTGGTTTCTCAAAAATTGAAAATTATTGTAATTTTTATAAAAGGCATACAGATTCAATATTTAGGTTTAAAAAATGATAACAGTAAACTTACATGGTAAATTAGGTCAAGATTTAGGTGAAACATGGGAATTAGATGTTTCATCAGTTTCAGAAGCTTTACACGCTATAGATATAAATACTAAAAAATTAAGACAATGGCTTATAACTTATAAGGACGAATATGAATATGAAATTTTAGTTGATCAAAATAATCTTTTCAATGAAACTCCAGATTATAAAAATATAGATGAATTAAAAAACTCTGAATTTTGCTTAAATATTAAAGATAAAATAAAAACAATAGATATTGTTCCATCTATTATAGGCTCTGGTGGATTTGGTAAAATTGCTCTAGGAGCAGGTGCTATAATTGGAGCTGTAGCATTAGGAGTATTTACTCCATTTCTTTTACCAGCAGTATCTTTAGGTTTTGCTGGATTAGGTTTAATTGCAGCTGGAACAAGCGAACTACTTTCTAAACCACCGCCAAGTGTTCCATTTACCGCTCAACAAACTAATCCAATAGATGGTCAAGGGCAAGCTGGTGGAGCTGTATCTTATCTTTTTAATGGTCCAGTTAATACAGTAGGAGAAGGTGGGCCAGTTCCAGTGGGCTATGGACAACTTCTAGTTGGTGGGAATAATGTATTCAGCAATTATGATATTATATATAGAGCTTATACTTCTGATTTTTCAGATGCTACCCTACAAGTAGAGAATCAAGGAGATAGTCAATATTTATTTAACAGTAAATGTCAATTTCAAGAACAAACTCCATTGAGTTCATTACCATTTTAATTTATGGCAAATGCAAATAAATATGCAGACGGTTTGAGTTATCTTTTATTTCCTGGAAATCATGGTCTTGGTACATGCGGATATAATTTTCCAGAAAGCACAGCTCAAGATGATGGTGGTGGGGCTGGAGGAAATTTATCTTTAAGTTTTAGTGGCTCTAGAATACCTTTTAATACTGACCCTCTTGCTCCTCAACAAGCATTAAGAGGTCCAAGTGGTTATTTTGGTAGGTATACAGTTATGGCAACAATAACTGGTGGACCAATTCAAGATTGGCTAGGTGGTCCAGTTTTTCGGCCTATTTATTATAATGCTCCAAATTTAAGAACTATTTATGGAGTTCATACGAATATTAATGTAGAAGACGGAACTCAACGACAAGATAATGGAACATTTATAACTGAAAGATTTAAAAATGGCAGAGCTTTCAACTCTATTTCTCAAGTAAATATATTAGATCTAATTTCTGAAGGACCAATAGAAGGATTTATTTCTGGTATTTATGTTTACAATGCAAGCGGTAAAACTACTGGAGATATAGGTTATAATAGTGCAATTTTTCAACCATTTGAACAAACTTATAGTAATCCAGAAACAAGATCTATCTTTTGGGATGATGTACCAGTAACAGATTTAGCAGGATTTTATAATTTCCAATACGCAAATTATAGATTTACTTATGGAGAAAAAACTAACGATCATACTATATACAATCCATATATCAATCTATATGAAGAAAGAAGAGATTATGGGGCACGAAAAGTAGATATAAATAAATATCCAATTCAAACATCTGTTACAAAAAGTTATGGTGATACTTTATATGGTTTTTACTTGATAAGTGGAAACAATCAAGTACTAACTCCTAAAACGTATTATATATATAATACAGATATTTCAGCTTTAAAAATAAATGTAAAAATTAATAGTTTATATGAACAAATATTAACTGGGTCAAACGCAGGAGATGTAGAAAAACAAAATTTAACATTAAGATTTATAATTTATAGAATTTTATCAAATGGAGAATTAGTGCTTTTAGATACATCTAAATATTTTCCATTTATTAGTGATTATTATTCTAGAGATGATATTGGAATTCAAGGTAAAGTAGCTAATAGCCCAACAATGATAACTTATGAATTTACTTTAAAACCTTATTCTGAAAATTCTCCTTGGTATGATCTTTTTCCTAATCAAATTGGATGGGCAATGGACATAGTTAAAATGACAAGAGAAGGCGCTGGCGGAGGTTTATCAAATTCAACATCTATAGATAGCATAACAGAAGTTTATAGCGATAGATTTGTTTACCCAGACACAGCTATGGTTTTATCAAAATTTGATGCAAGATACTTTAATAATATTCCCACTAGAACATATGAAGTTAGATTATTAAAAGTTAAAATTCCAGTAAATTATGATCCAATATTGAGAACATATACTGGCTCTTGGAATGGAAAATTTAAAGTAGCATGGACAGATAATCCAGCTTGGTGTTTTTATGATTTAATAACTAACAATAGATTTGGATTAGGAAAATTCATTGATGCAGGTTTAACAGATAAATGGACTTTATATGAAATCGCTCAATATTGCGATCAATTTGTATCGGATGGAGTTGGAGGATTAGAACCAAGATTTAGATGCAATCTTTACATGGCAAATAAAGAAGAAGCCTATAAAGTTTTAAATGATATGGCTAGTGTATTTAGAGCTATAGTTTATTATTCCGCTGGACAAATTACATTATCTCAAGACTCTTTAAAGGAACCAATTTATTTATTTAACAATAGTAATGTTATTGAGGGTTCATTTAATTATTCTGATGCTTCTAAAAAATCAAGAAAAACAGTTGCTTCTGTAAGATATAATGATCAAAATGATAACTACAAGCCAGCCATAGAATATATCGAAGATAAAACTTCTATATTAAAATATGGAATACGAGAAACAGAAATTGTCGCCTTCGGGTGCACAAGTCAAAATCAAGCCAGAAGAGTAGGAAAATGGCTTTTAACAACTCAAAATACTGAAACCGAATTAGTTGACTTTCAAGTTGGTTTAGAAGGTAATTATATAAAACCTGGAGATGTTATACTTATATATGATCAATATAGAAAGAATCAATCCTACGCTGGAAGAACGATGGAATTAACTACTGGATACGCTATATTAGATACTCCTTATAATTTTACTAATACATATGCAATCACTGGTGCTAACGCAAATAATTCATTTATATTTAATGTATTAACTCCAACTTACAATTTAAATTTTGGAACACAACTCGGTGATCTTTATGCTACTGGTTTTTCTGATATTACATCTTCTGGAGTTACAGGATTAAATAGTTCGTTCTTAAGAAGAAGCCAATTACAATCAATTACAATAAACAATCCACAAAACTATTTAACAAGTGGCTCTGGAATATACTCTAATAATATAAGAATTAATTTTCCAAATCGCTTGACAGTTAGTGGTTACAGTTTTCCACAAAATACAGTATGGAGTATAGATATAAATACCTCTGGATACGCAACTCAAGGAATTAATACTAGGTCTCAAATAAATAATCCAACTAACACTTTATATCCAGGATACTATTTAGAATCATATCTGAATAAGCCTAAAAAATATAGAATTCTAAATATATCAGAAAAAGAACCATCACTATTTAATATTAATGCTCTTGAGTATAATGATCAAAAATATGCAAATATAGATAATGTAGCAACACTTGTTAATGTGCCTGTTCGACCAGCTTTACCAGTTGCTCCTACTTTATTCTTGAGCGGTATATTTAGAAATTCTTCTGATTCTTATTGTGCAACTAGTCCTTGTAATGGAACAATTTATACAACTAATCAAGGTGGAATTAATAGCATCATGTATAATATACAACCTCCAGCAGATAATTCTGCAAATAGTCTATATTATGTTTACGTTAAACCATTTAGTAATTTTACTAGCACCACTCAAACTCCAGAAGTATATTTGAACGATGTAATATCTCCAAACAATTTAAAAACAGGAATGAGTCCAACAAATTGGTTATTGGGCACAATACCTCCATTCTTAACGCCAACTGGTGCAGGTAATTATTTTTTCAGAATATTCGCTGAAAATTCTTTTGGAGAAAGAAGTACGCCCGCTACTGGAGCATACAACTTAACTGCTCAAGCTTCTGTGTTTAGCGTAATAGCAAGTGGACGCAATATATATTAATTATGAAAGTTAAAAATTTAAATTTAACACTAGAATGGTTAACATTAAGAAATATACCTGATTTTCTAGAAGTAGATCAAGAATTTCCATCCTATAATATTAAAGTAAAGAACGAAAATGATTATCTAATAGATCAATATTTAAATTTAAAAGATTACGAAATAATTGTTAATTATGGTTGGGATAATTCGGTAGATCAAAGATGGACAATGAAAACTAAATTTAAAGTCGATCTTTTAAAAAATCAAGCAAAAAATATATTTAAATATAATTTTGAAAACAATTATTCTAAATACAAAAAATTGAATAACAAATTAGGTTATTTTAAAAAAATAAAATTTGAAGTAGATTACAATAACGATGGCAAAGGCGATTTTGAACAAGAAGCGGAATATGCTGAAATTGAAAATTTAGACAAAAATGTTTTATTTAATAAAATTTACCGCAGTAGTGATTATCTTACTGTGAAATTACTTATAAATAAAGAATACTTTAAACAGCAAGAAGTCTATTCATTGCTTGTATTGAGTGAAGTTTCTAATAAATTAGTTAAAAACAAAAAGTTAACAAATCTATTTACTGAAAAAGTTGAAGAAAAATGGCTTGACGTAAATGATTCAACAGCACTACTAACAATACCTTTTATTGAAAGTGACATTGTTGAGATATCTGAAAATTTAAACATTAAAGTTATTCCTCTTAATTATCTTCAATCCGAATTGTATAACTTTTTAAAATCAAGAGAATCTCAAGAAGATATTAATAATCTATATGAGGAATACTTCCCTAATCAAACGTTTAATATTGGCAAAATATACAAGCAATCTGTAAATAATGAAACCGTAGTCTTTTATCAAAACTATTTATATCTATTCAATAATCAAAGTTTAACTTCAAATAGTTTAACCTCAGATTTATCAATTAATGATATGGTATTTAATAGTTATTTTCCGCTTTTAAATAAAAATCAAGATAACAAAACTATATGCTTATCTAATGATTTAAATACAGATGATGTGCTTGATAATACTTATAACCTACAAAAAGGATATTTAGGTTTTTATGGTAAAGACTTAGCTTCTTATGAAGATGTGGCTATTGATCTAGATTACCTTCAAAACCAAGGGGTACTTCAAGCCAAAATCATTGAAATCGAAGAAAATGGCGATACTTGTAATATTTATATTGAATATATAACCACTTTTTATAACAATGAGAAGTTCTATATAGAAACTAGTAATAATCTGAAATATAGTGAAAAATATAAGACAAATATTGATAACAAGGATTATATCACATTATTATTCAAATATTCATATGACTTACAAAATTTAAATGAATTCTTAAATGAAAATTCTTCTGTTAATAAATCACAAATTATATCAGATAAAGACTTAATTAATTTCTCTGCAAAATTAATACTATAAATTAGTTTTGTTTTTTGTAAACTGCTGAACTTAGTAGGCCGCCAGGTCTTTGCTGTTCGGTAATTACTCTGATTACTTGAGCTTTTACTCTTTCTGCCAAATCTTTCGTTCTTTGAGCTTCTGCTCTTTTTTCATCATTAACATTACTTACATTTTCATTTGTATTTTGATTTGGAGCAGCTTCTTGATTTAAGTTAACAACAACGCTGACATTGTTTGTTGGAGAATAGCTGCTAGAACCTGCTCCATCAATACTACCAACTTGTCCACCGTCTGCAAATTTTTTAGCTCTTCCAGAATTAAGATCATCAAAGAATTTTTTGCCATACATATTAACTGCTTCTTTTCTCATTACAAATTCTCCACCCATCAAAAGAGCTGGAATATCATCTTTGCCACTTGAGCCACCATTTGCAAAACCTTGAATATATCCCCCGCTAGCTTTACCTAATTTTAATCTTCCTCCAGAGTATGGAGTAGGTTGAGTAGGCGTGTAAGCGCTACTACCATAAGCAGATCTTAAATTTACATCATTTACAGCGGTAGCTCTTCTTACCTCTTGAGAGCCCAAGGGAGATCCAGCGCCAAATATACTTTTAAATCCTCCCATTGAAGAGAATTGACTTGCTGCTGCTCCTGCAACACCAAGACCAAAACTCATATATGCCCCTCTACTTCTTGCTCTTTTTTGTTGATTATATTCATCTTGAATTTTTTTGTTTAAAGCTATATTTTCTTGTAATGCTCTTTCGTTTTCTAATCTAACTCCTTCAACATAATTTAAATAATCATAAAGGCTCTGCTCTCTTTCTTGTCTAATTTTATTTTGAGGATTATTTGGATCAATAATAGCTTGTAAACTTAGCCTTGGGTCAATAACATTTTCACCAGCGGTTGGGTAAAGAGGATCATTGTATCTATAACTATTTGCTCCTAAAAATTGAGCTTCTCCACCACTAGCAAATCTTTGAACTCCTCCACCATATTTAAAATAATCACTTTCTCTGTTGTACATACTTCTGCTCATGGCCGCTGGAGAAGCGCTAGCAGAGGTATTTGTATTAGAGGTATTCATTGATTTCTTTTGATTTAAAGCCTCAACAGCATACGGCATAACCATTTTCATGGCTTTAGGTACAGCTACTGAGTTAAAGAAAGTCTGAAGTTTACCACCATCAAAAAATTTTTGAACTCTTCCACCGTATTTAAAATAATTATCTCTTCTGTCCCCCTGTCTTGTGCTCATGCCTACGCTAGAAGTTGGAGAAGTGTTGGTAGAAACATTTTTATTACTTCTTTTGCTGTTGCCTAGATTTACACCAAATACTGGAGCTATATTTTGAAACATAGAAGGATTGCTTTGAGCAAGTCCTGCCATAGCTAAACCCATCGCTCCTCCCAAAAAGCGTTTTTCAACTTTTCCTTCATTTAACATTTGCAAATATTCTGAGCCATATTTATTAACAGCGCTCTTTCTTATAACATATTCTCCACCGCTCAACATAGCTGGAACATCATCCTTATTTCCTGATCCACCAACTACATTTCCACCAGTAGAATATCCCTTTATCATGCCACCTTTTGATTTTAATAATGAACCAAAGAAATCTGCAATTCCTCCACCTCCACTATTACCACCAACTATATTACTAGTCGTACCAAAGAGAGCTCCAAAAATTTGATTAGTACTAAATTCAAGAGCTAATTGTTGTATTTTATCACTAACATTAAGGGCCATTTTTGTAAATGCATCACTAGCAGTAGCTGTTCCATTAGCAAAAGATAAGAAGGCATTATTAAATTCACTTTTGATTGTATTTGCGGTATCTTTAGCGCCCAGTTGAGCTTGGCGATAAGAATCAGCAGCGCTATTATCAAATTCATCAAAAAATGCGCCAGCAAAATCTTCTAGTTTTGGGCCTTCTTTACTTAATAATCTTGATTCTCTAGCAGTTTGTCTTCCGCCTCTAAAATCTTCTGCAAATAATTTATTATCGCGTCTTTGCTGTAATATTATTTTATCTTTTAAACCTTCAAGAGCTTTAGCATAATCATCCTCTGTTATTTGTCTTTTTGCTAATTTTTGTCTTAGTTTGTCTTCTTCTATTGTTAATTCTTTCATTACTTTATTTCTACTATCTTCATTTAATATAGTAGTTGCAACAGACATATTAAGATCATTTTGAGATTTTCCTAACATTTTTAATGGATCATTTTGTAATGCAAACGTATTTTTATAAAATTCTTGAGCATCTTTTGCATTTAATGTTCCATTTTTAAAAGCAAGAATATACTGATCAACAGTCGAAATTCCACTTTTTAATAAAGCTGCAACTTTTTCTTGCGTATCACGAATATTGTCTAAGTATTGTTTTGTATCTTTGATTACTTTATCTGCGGCTTCTTCGCTTAAAGTAACGCTTTGAGCTATTTTACTTAATCTTTCAAATTCTGCTCTTGTTTCGTCTGTAGCTTGATATAAAGGTTCTACGCTATCTAAAATATTTTGTAAATTTGTTTTTAACAAAACTGAATTTTGCGCAATTTCTTCTCTTATTTTTTTAGATTGTTGTGATTCAAGGCCTGAATCTCCACCAAAAAGAGTTCCAACGCCATCAGCAAGATCATTAAGTAAACTTTGTTGTTTAGCTTGTTTCTCTTTTAAAGTTCCTCTTAATGTATATAAACCACCTAATTGTTCAGATACTGCTGAGATTTTTTCCTTACCGCCTGGTTGAGTTGCTAATTCTTGTATTATATTTTTTCCTGATGGAGTTTGTAGTCCAGTTAAAGCTTTTGAAATACCTCCCGCGGCATTTTTATCTTCTATTGTTTTATTTTTTATACTTTCAAATACAGCTTGTGAAGCTAAATTTGATAATTGAGCAGATTTTTGAGTTAATGCTTTATTTATAATAAACCCAACTTCATCATAATTTTGATTTTTTATAGCATTAATTATTGCATCTCTAAAATCTGGACCAATTTTGCCTAAGTTATCAGTAATTTGATTTTGAATATTAGTTAAAGCTTCAAGTTTACTATTATCTGGTAGAGCAGAGGCTTGAACTTCTTTGTATTTTTCAATCAATGGTAAAATTTGATTTACAGATGTTGAAGTATTATTAAATTCATCTTGAAGATTTTGTATATCATTTTTAAGTTTTTCAAGATTAATACCTTCTAATCCCTTAAAATATTGAAATATACCTAATCCACCTCCAGCAATTGCACCACCAGCAGCTCCATATGGCCCTAAAGTTGCTCCAGCAGCAGTAAGACTTAAAAATGTACTAAATGCATCTATACCAACTTGTAGTTTTTTATTTCCTTCGTTAAATTGACTTATCGTTTGAAGAGCTATAGGCAAAACTAAAGACAAGGCTAAACCCGCGCTACTCAATTTTTCAAATCCTTTTTTTGTATTATCTATTGCAATTGTAGCATTTTTTGCACTTGCTGCATATTGAGATGATCTACTTTGAAGAATTTGATTAAATCTGTTTTGACTGTCAGCAGCTAATCCATATGTAGAACTTAATTTTTTAAGACTTAAATTAGCCTGATCAATTGTTATTTCTTGAGTTTTTAATTTTCCTAATATTTTTCCAAATTGCGCTCCAACTTCTCTATTTGCAACTGCTGGATCAAGTGCGCCCAAACCTCCAGGATTAAATGATAATCCTGCAAAATTAGGAATAAATCCAGCTGCTGCTCCTGCCATTTTAGCTTTTGATCCATATCTTTGAATACCTTGACCAAGACCCTTGGGTTCGTCTTTTGTATTATAGACCCCCAAACCAAGTGGATTTGCCGAAGATGTTAATCTTGCATCTTTACCGACTCTTATTCTAGAACTAGATGTTCCCGCTGCAATTTCTCTTCCAATTGCATTATCTAATGCTGTAAAATTAGGAACAAATCCACCAAAAGCTTTTCTGCTTTTAACTGTACTCCCCTTTTTGTTGATTTGTAACATACCCTCTTCTTTATATATTTTATTTGCAAAACTTTGTAAATTACCTTCAGATAATCCACCTTTAAAATCAGCAAGAGAAGTACTAAACCCAAAAAGTGTTTGTAAATGCTTTAAATTTTTTCCTCCTCTAACGTCAAAATCTCCAAATCCCTTTAGTTGATCTTCTCCAGTATATTTTAGCGCTGTTTTTATTCCAACCTCAAAAGCAGAACCAATTGCACCACGAACTGCTCCATATGCGCCTTTTTCTCCAGAACGTTGAAACTCTCCAGCTAAAGTTCCTCTGGTTACGCTTTTTCCTAAAGGTTTTAATGTATCAATAAAATTACTTGTATTATCTAAAATGCTATTAGTTATACTTGTGCCTAATTTAGCTTTATCATCAGCTGTGTCTCCTTCTATCGCGCTTTTTTTCATTCCATAGACTGGAACATTTTTAATTGCAAATTCTGCAGATTTACCTTTTGGTGAAAATGGTCCAGGCAATATTCTCGAAGACCCAATAAATGGTAATAATATACTAGCAATATTACTAACATCTAATTCTTTTCTAGTTGATTTTGCGGCTGCAGATCTTTTTAGAATATTGTCTTTTTCAGCTTCAGACAAAGTTAAAGGTTTTCCTTGTGAATCTAAACCATATTGAAAAGTTTTAGTTCCTGGAATTCTTTTTAATTGGTTATTTTGGGCAGCTAATCTAACTGCGTCTGCTCTTCCTAATACAAAATTTGGAATAAATCCATCATTTGCGTAAGGATTAAATCCATGAGCATTAGAAAATTCTTTTTGATAATTTTTTCCAGCCTTACTGCCTTGAGGTGGCATAATAGCTGGTTGAGTCATTCCTGGAAAATTCTTAACTGTTTCTGCGCTATTATAAGTAACGTTTCCTTGACCTGGAATATTCATTTTTCGAATATTTCCTGGCATATATCCTCCAGCTAATGCACCATAGATTTCTTGAGCACTAAAATTAGGAACGAAACCAGCACTTTTTACTTTTAATGATCCACCTTTAGATGTTACTCCTCGCGTAACTAAATTACCAGCGACAGCAGTTGATATGGTCGCAGCTCTTTCTCTTTCTAATGTTTGAAGTCTGATTACGTCTAGAATTCTATTTTCTAATTCTAAAACACTAATTTGTTTATTATATATAGCAGCGACTAATCCTGGCTCTTGACTAAGAACTTCATTTATTTTAGCTTGAATTTGAACTCTTTGTTCTGCTTGAGTATTTACGGCTAAAAGTGTTTGTAAAGATTGACTAGCAAATTTCCCTAAATTTAATAATAATTTACCAAATACAGCTGTTATTAAAATAACTCCTGGACCACTTATAAATGTTCCAATTCCTTCTAATATTCCTTTGCCAATTTTGCCACCAACAGTATCGCTATCAGTAGATAAGGATTCTAATCCTTTATTTAATAATTCTAAAGTATTTTTAAATGTTGGTCCTAAACTTATTTCCCCAATACTTGAAGAAATACGAGTTAAATTTTGAAACGTTTGATTAATTAAAGCTGAAAGAGTTTGATTTAATGCTTCATTTCTTTGAATAGCTTGATCTGTACTATTATTTGCTGTTTGCAATGCTCTGTCGTAAACAGAATATTCTTTACCTAAATCTGCTAAAGCTGCTTTTAAAATATTAATTTGAAATATACCACCAACAGTTTCGGCAACTTGAGCTTTTTGTGAATCTGCTAAATTATTAAACGTACTGGAAAGATTAGATAGAACTTGAATTGCAGGTAATGTATTTCCTTGTAAATCTCGAACTTTAATTCCTAGATTTTCTAATTGATCAAGAGTATCTGTTCTTTGTATTCTTGTGAAAATAGTTTTTAAAGAGTTACCAATTACCGCTCCACCTCTAGCTGTAGTTTGTTGAACGCTAGTAACAATTGCTAATAATTCATCAAAATCGACTCCTGCATCTGACGCAGATGATCCAACTCGTTTGATAGCTTCTGCAAGATCACCACTACTAACGGCAAAAGCAGCGTCAACATTCGCTAATTTATTAATAATAATTGTTGAATCTAATCCAGCTTTATTAAAGCTATTAATTGTTGCAGTTAAAGCTTCTACAGCACTTACAGTATCAAGTCCACTAAGACGAGTCAATATTAATGCGTCTTGTGTTCTTTTTAAAGTTTCTTCTAATCCTAAGCCTTGACGAGAAAGCTCAGTAGCAGCTTGAGCAACAACATCAAAACTTTGACCTGTATTCTTTGCGATATCAAATAAACTATTTCCAAATTGATCTAAAGTTTTTGCGCTAACATTTAATATAACATTAATATCAGTTAATGATTTTTGAACATCTATAGTACTTTTAACCAATGAAGTAAATGCTTTTTCTACGGTATATATTAAACCCGCACTGGCTCCGAATGCGATAACACGAGCATTTGATGCATCTAATGATTTTTGAAATTCATTAGCAGCGCCACTAATTCTACCTAAAGGTTGAGTAAAAGCTTTTTCATTAAATCCTTTGAATTTAAAATCACGAGATAACGCGCTCTGAATATCTCTTTCGAGCTGCCTTGTATCTGCACCTACTGAAATTGTAGCTGAAGTCCTAGCCATGCCTTATTCCTTTACTATAAAGAATTACACGAAATATTATTAATTATGATAGTATTCGATACTAAGTTCCATGCATCTTCATTAAGTCTTCCATTGTCAAAACTCCACCTTTTTTCTCAGCTTCTTTATGCAAACTTATACCATTTTCATCTTTACCTATCTTAGCTAGGTCTTCTTTTTTAGCTCCTACTATAGACGTAGCAATTGCACCATCCGTTTTCTTTTTATTATTTTCATTTTTACTTAATACTTCTTCTACATTTTTACTACTTTCTAACCATTCAATAAGCTTTTCTGGATCCTCGTAATATTCATCTGTTGGCTTATGTTTAGCTTCAGATAATGCATTTTTAAAGTATCTAGCGTATCCAAATACTTCCATTTGATAGAATGTTAAATATATAATTGGTTTTCCGTATAAATTATAAGCACTTTCATCGCAAAGATTAAATAAACTAAGATAATATGAGGAAAGAGCTATTTTTTTAAGATTAGTTTCTATGAAATTTTTATTTATAGTATTATATATATTCAATACTTCTGATATCTCTTTATTTTCTAGTTCATCAAATTCTATTTCAGAAAAATATCTATCTTTTAAATCTTTGTCTTTAAACAAAGAATTAAACATATAATATTCATTAATTTTTTTATTGGCATAGTCTTCTGCAGTAAACCCTAGAAGATCTTTTCTTTCTACTGTTAAATTAATTAATTCTAATTTTTTCTCATCAATCTGCCTATTCAATTCATTAATATCATCACTTTTAAATAACTTAGATTTAGTTTGTTTAAGAGTAGATATATCAGATTTTAATTTTTTAATTTTTTCATTATTTTCTTTTGACCAAAGATTTTCTGAAATCAAGTATTCTTCTTTTTGATCTTCTGTAGGAAGACCATTCTTTTTAGCTTTTTCTAAAAACTCTTGTTTTAAATGATCTATATCACCAGAATCAAAACTAGTGTTATGTTTAAAATATAATTTATCGTTTTTGTAATAAGATACGGAATAACCTTTTAATATATCAATAAACAAAAGTCTTAATTTGTTTTTGTCTAAAGTTTGCAATCATTATTCCTTTTTATTACTTTGCTTCGTTAGTTTTTAATCCATCAAGAAGTTTTTCAAATTCTTCTTGAGATGCAGCTCTACCAATATACCAAAAGCTGATCAAATAAAGAAGTTTTTGTATAGCAATTTTTTCTATTCCAGATTCAGCCTCTTCAATTTCATCATATCTTTTAAGTTTATCTTCATAACTTCCATCTTGAAATAGTTCTTTGAATTTTTTATCATCTCCTTGAATAAGACTAAGTTGAAGAACCCACCACATAATAGTTTTATTTCTTGCTCTATTCTCCGCTGTTTGTTCGAAAAGATTAGCTTGCGCCATTTCATACCTTTGAAGTCTTTCTCTTGCGAGATTCATTTTTTCAATAACATTTTGAATTTGCTTCTTCTCTTCATCCGTTCTTAATACCTCTTCTTTTATAGATAATCTTTGAAATTCGGTTTGTAAATTAAAAAACTCTAGATATAAATCATTATATTCTTTTTGCTCTTCATCGCTTAAGACTCCACCATCATTATTAAATCTTTTAGCTAATAGAGCGCGAGTTAATAGCCCAGCCTTGATGCCTTCTGAAAGCCTAACTCCATAAAATAATTCAGCTTCATCAAACAAACTTCTTGTTGGTTTTTTAATAGCTAATTTAACTGGAACAGTACTTTTAACTTTGGAAGTAACTTTTACTTCTTCGCCTTTTTCATTAGTAGAAATATCTACTTTTTCAATTTCTTTCTCTTGAAAGATATCAAATTCAAACATTGTTTTCATATTTTTTCTCCATTATTATTAATTAAATCTTGTAAATAGCTTTTAATTTTACCATAGTAAACTACTCCGCCAATTGTTTTAATAAATTGATGTTTTTTGTTATCATCCCAGTTTTGATAATTTTTAATAAAGTTAGGATTTCTAAATGTTGTTAGACTTGGCTTTAAAATTCCAAAGTTATCTTTTAAGCTTTTTTGTATACTTTGCACAGAAAGATTTCCTTCAATTATCTCATCTATAGGAAAATTATAATTTAATTTTTTGGTTTTCATTTTAGTGTTATATTGATTTTACTGAAATTTTCTTCTATTTCTCGTACTGCGTCATTGGCATTATCAAGGATTCTTTTGCGTATTTTTTGATAAGTTTCATCATTTATATTATAGCCAGAATCACCTAAATCTTCAAGAATAAAAAAGAAATTTTTATATATATTTGTAATCTTTCTCTTTATCTGAAAAAGAGTCATGTCTTTTATAGGATCGTTTTCCATAATCTTTTACCTTTTATCTAACCCTTACCTTAACTTCAATTACACAAAAAATAACCCCCACGAGAACGTGAGGGTTATTTTATAATTTAATTTATGTATTATTTATTAATATTGTCCGTTGATAAATAATCCATTAGCTGTGTCTTGAGGACCACCAACTTGAGCACTGAATGTAAGGGTAACAGATTTATTGCTACCGATATCAGAACTATATTCTTGACTATCTAATTTTGCACCCTTAAGGATGAATTTTGCCATAGTTAGAGTAGAGTCAGATGGACTTTTGATTGTGATTGATGGATTATATTTGGCTGAATCATCAACTACAAGATTTGCTAAATTTCCTGCATTCATGGTTGTGACTTGAGCATCAACACTTAATGTTACTGTTAATGGGAAGTCAATTTCTCTTGTAAATGCAAATTTATTTCCTAATCTTTGAATTGGTGTACGACCTAGATCAAAGCTCAATGTATAACTTTGAATGTTCATTGTATCAACATCAACTCCACTAGCCAATGTATTACTTAATGATAATGTAATATCTCCTGGGCGTAGAGCACTAATTGCGTTTCCACTTCCAATTCCGACATTTTGAACAGCTTGGGCCAATTGATAATAATTTGTTAAAGCTGATCCATCTGTAGGATTAACTGCTGGAATATAATTTCCACTAATTCCATTTTGAAAATTCATATTCAAACCTTCGACATTAATAGTTGTTGTTGGGAAATTGCCAACAGAACCTTCTGTTGAATATGATGTTAAGAATGCATTACCGATTCCAATAACTCCGTTATTTCCAGAAGAACTATCTGTATATCCTACTGTGTCTGTACCTTCTGGAGTTGTGCGGATAAAATAATTTCTTTCATCTGAAGTTTTATTCAAGAATCCAGAGATAGCAGAAATAGCAGAATCACTACTTCCAGAAGCAATTGTGAATCCTAGAATATTTTCGTTAGAAAGATTTGAGTTAATATAACTAAAATCCAATGAAACAGTTGGGTTTGTTAAAATTACACGATCAATAGCCGCTAATTGTCCGAATTGATTAACATCTGTGCGATCTATTGTAAAGCTATAATTAGCTGTTTGAATTCTTTGTAGCTGTTTAACTAGATTAGTGCTTGCATTTGGTACGTTACTATTTCCACCGATTCCAGGTGTGTATGTTCCATAATGATAACCTGTTGCTGGAGCTGGTCCAGCATAAACAGCTTCTGATTGATAAATTATACGATTTCTTGCCATATTAGTGTTTCTCCATTTATTGTTATTACACTGATTTTTTTATTTTTTCTACTTTTTTTATTGTCTTGGATATCTATTTTTTACTACTTCAAAATCAACAAAAGCAGAGTATACATTTCTATTTAAGCTATTGGTAGCATTAAGTAGTCTTGTGTCAGTTTTAGTAACATTTACTTCATTAATATACAGATAATCATCAGTATTAGCTTTATTTGCTGTATATTTAATGTAATTAAAATTATTACCTGAAACACTTACTGATCCTAATGAATTAAAAGGCATTTCATTTGGATATATTAATGGTATTAATTCGCGACTAGTATCTCTCATTATACTTGTTACAGCATCAAGGCTAAATACGCTATCAGATAATATAACAGCTCGAACATTACCTATCGTTTGATCAAAACCTCCAAAAGCAAGAGGTTTATTTTTACCACCTTGATATTTTAAATATATAACAGGATATGTTTCAGAGCCAATTGGCAATCCTGTAGGATTTTGATATGTTTTAGGATTAATTTGATATTGTGTTTCAAATAATAAATTTTCTTCTGTTTTGCTGGTTAAGTATATATTGTAATCTTTAACAGCATAATTACCGCTTAAAGCTGTAGTAGGATTGTTTATAGGCTGACTAAAATATAACTGACCTTCTGTAGCATTAATTCCACTTAAATAGTTTTGCCCAGGAATTGTAAAAACTCCATTAATATATACTCCACTTATAATATTTGCACCACTTATAGAAGAATCTATAACCATTTGCTTTAATGGTGCGCCATAAGTATAATATCCATATATCATATTTGAAAGTGGGTAAAAGACGCTTTGGTAATTAGTATAAGCCTGACCATTAGTTACTATTTTATTATCTAACCAAAGCAACATGCTAGTCATTAAAATATTATCAAATTGTGGAATCATTTTATTTTAAATTCTTTATAAATTTTGCATAAAGCTCACTCATATATTTTACTGGTCTATATGCAGCAACTCTAACTTTATTTTTAGATTGAATTCCTCTTCCAGATCTACTAGCTGGAAATACTAACCCATAAACATAATATCCAAATCCAGAAATACCATCTTCGACACCCTTTATCCAGCTTCTTCCTCGTTCGAATGGAAGGGGTGTTTGAGATTTTATTTCATCTAAAGAAGGAGTAAATACATTAAATTTTAATTGAAAAGTTTTTCTATCAAAAGTTGAGTTCTTATCTAAAAATGTATTTCGTTTAATTAACGTAGTAAGATCATCAACTGGCTTATCTTCGCTATCAAACCCAATAAATGCAAAAAGATTTTCTTTTCCATTTAGAGTATTACTAATAGATCGGA